GCCGGGGGGGGACAAAACACCCCGCCTCTGCCGATGATGCGGCCGGTGCTCAGATTATCATTGCAAAAGCAGGCGGAGACGCGGCGGCGATTCAGGCGGCGACGCCCGTCACACTTAATATGGCGCTTGCTAACCGTCGAACAATGGAAGAGAACGCCGGTTTGCTGATGGGGATGAAATCAGCTTTCCAGCTCACTAACGATCAGGTCTCTCACATCGGTGATGTCCTGTCGATGACAATGAATAAAACCGCCGCAGATTTTGACGGGCTTAGTGATGCGCTGACATATGCTGCGCCGGTGGCGAAAAATGCCGGTGTCAGTATTGAGGAAGCCGCTGCAATGGTTGGCGCCCTACATGATGCGAAAATTACGGGGTCAATGGCTGGTACGGGTAGCCGCGCTATTTTAAGTCGATTACAGGCACCGACCGGGCAAGCCTACGCGGCGATTAAAGAGCTTGGGGTTAAAACGGCAGACAGTAAAGGGAATACCCGCCCGATATTTACCATCCTGAAGGAAATGCAGGCCAGTTTTGAAAAAAATAAGCTGGGTACCGGTCAGCGCGCTGAATACATGAAAACGATCTTCGGTGAAGAGGCCAGCTCTGCCGCCGCTGTTTTGATGAACGCGGCTCAATCAGGAAAGCTGGACAAGCTCACTGCTGCATTTAAAGCCTCTGACGGTAAGACGGAGGAACTAGTTAAGGTTATGCAGGACAACCTCGGCGGCGACTTTAAAGAGTTTCAATCGGCATATGAGGCTGTAGGTACTGACCTTTTTGACCAGCAGGAATCCTCATTACGCAAACTGGTGCAAACAGCTACCGGCTACGTGCTCAAACTTGATAAATGGATCCAGCAAAATAAAGAGCTCGCGCAGACGCTGGGGGTGATTACCGCTGTGGCGATCGGGGTCGTGGGGATGATTGGGGCTATTGGGCTGATTGCCTGGCCGGTGATAACCGGTGTAAATGCCATCATCGCCGCTGCGACGGCGCTCGGTACCGTATTTACTACGGTGGCCGGTGGCGTCGTTACTGCAATTGGCGCGATCTCCTGGCCGGTTGTTGCTGTCGTGGCCGCAATAGTGGCCGGGGCATTGCTCATCCGTAAATATTGGGAACCCATCAGCGCGTTTTTTGGCGGCGTGATGGAAGGATTGCGCACGGTCTTTGCGCCAGTAGCAGAACTATTTGCACCGCTTAAACCGATGTTTGACTGGCTGGGCGGAAAACTTAAAGCCGCATGGGACTGGTTTAACAACCTGATCGCGCCAGTCAAATCATCGCAGGAAACCTTAAACAGTTTTCGTGATGCCGGTGTGTTGTTTGGTCAGCGCCTGGCTGACGCTCTTACGTTACCGCTTACAGCATTCAATAAGCTGCGCAGCGGTATCGATTGGGTGCTTGAAAAGCTCGGCATAATCAACAAAGAGTCCAGCACGCTTGACCAGACTGCCGCAAAAGCAAATGCAGCCACGCAGGGTAACTCTTATATCCCGGCTACTAGTACTTATAGCGGCTATCAGGCATATCAACCCGTCACTGCACCCGCCGGACGTTCTTACATCGACCAGAGTAAAAGCGAGTATCACATTTCCGTTGATGGTGGCGGTAACGGCACTCAGCTCGATCGCCAGCTACAAGATGCGCTCGAAAAATTTGAGCGTGAAAACCGCGCCCGCCAGCGTGCCAGCATGAACCACGATGGATAGGAGGTGACGAAAAATGATGCTCGCACTCGGTATGTTTGTTTTTATGCGCCAGACGTTGCCACACCAGACGATGCAACGCGATGCCGAATATCGGTGGCCGTCAAACTCCCGCGTAGGTAAGCGGGATTCTTTCCAGTATCTGGGGCCGGGTGAGGAAAAAATTACCCTGGCCGGGACGCTTTACCCTGAGTTGACCGGCGGAAAGCTGACGATGACGGCTATTCGTCTGATGGCTGACCAGGGGCGAGCCTGGCCGTTACTGGATGGTACTGGCACGATTTACGGTATGTACGTCATCAATAATATCAGCGAGACAGGAAGCCTGTTTTTTGCTGACGGCACGGCGCGTAAAATTGATTTTACGCTGACGCTCACCCGGGTGGATGAATCCCTTGCGGCGCTGTATGGCGATATCGGCGAACAGGCAAAATCACTGATTGGCAAGGCGGGAAATATGGCCTCGTCAGTGGCTGGCATGGTGGGGATTAGCTGATGCTTGATATGCTGAATCTGAATGCGGGTGGTGTACTGACGCCCGATTTTATGCTGATGCTCGACAGCAAAGATATTACCGGCAACATCAGTAATCGGTTGATGAGCCTGACCATGACAGACAATCGCGGATTCGAAGCCGACCAGCTCGACATCGAGCTTGATGATGCTGACGGGCTGGTCGAGCTGCCGTTACGCGGTGCCGTACTGACGCTTTACCTCGGGTGGAAAGGCTTTTCGTTGATTGGTAAGGGAAGTTTTACCGTCGATGAGGTTGAACATCATGGCGCGCCGGACACGGTTACAATCCGCGCCCGTAGCGCCGATTTTCGGGGGACGCTTAACTCACGTCGGGAAGAGTCCTGGCATGACAAGACGCTCGGCGAAATCGTGGCAGCGATAGCGACCCGTAACAAACTGGCGTCGAGCGTTATACCGGAGCTGGCCGGAATAAAAATTCCACATATCGACCAGTCACAGGAATCGGACTCCAAATTTTTGACACGCCTCGCCGAGCGAAACGGCGGTGAGGTTTCGGTAAAAGCGGGAAAGTTGCTGTTGCTCAAAGCCGGTCGTGGGATTACAGCCAGCGGAAAAGCCATTCCGCAGGTCACGATCACCCGCAGCGATGGCGACCGCCATCAGTTTTCCATTGCTGACCGTGGGGCATATACCGGCGTTACGGCAAAATGGTTGCACACCAAAGACCCGAAACCACAAAAGCAAAAGGTTGCGTTAAAACGCAAACCCAAAGAACAGCATTTACGCGCACTACAGCACCCCAAAGCCAAACCGGTAACGAAAAAAAAAGCGGTGAAGACGCCGGAAGCCAGGGAAGGTGAATATATGGTCGGTGAGGATGACAACGTGTTTGCCCTGACAACAATCTTTTCAACAAAAGCACAGGCCATGCGAGCCGCCCAGGCCAAATGGGACAAACTGCAACGTGGGGTTGCTGAGTTTTCTATCAGGCTGGCGACGGGGCGAGCAGATCTTTACCCGGAGACACCGGTGCAGGTTTCAGGCTTTAAGCGCGTCATAGACGAGCAATCATGGACAATCACAAAGGTGATGCACTCTCTGAGTAATGGCGGCTTCACGACGAGCCTAGAGCTTGAGGTGAGACTTACGGATGTTGAGTATGAGGCAGTTGCAGATTAATAAAACAACCCGTATGGAGTCGGGTTGTTGAATTTTATTTTGATGTGTAGGTGCGCGTGTTTCCGTACATCAGGCTTTTAGCTTGGTCATCCATTAGTTCGCCCATTTTTTTACATGTAGTCAAAGGGTGTTCAAATGTGTAGCCAAATGCGGAAAACTTATTAACGACATGTATCTCTGATGTTGTTTTGAGGAAAGATGTAGGGGCATCTTTAAGCCAGATAGGAGTACAAACTCCGGATGATATCAAGGCTTCATATGCTTCCGATGAAACGGTATTGGCTGGTAACGTGATCTTAATGCTATTTGATGTTTGGACAATCTCAGCAGGTTGCCACGGCTTTAAACTTTTATTTAGTGTTTGCAGCTCAATGCTTTGAGCTAATGCATTGTAGGAAAAAACTAAAGAGGAACACAAAAGAGTTGTTTTGATGAGTTTCATGAGGCGTCCTTATCAACGAGTAATGAATATTTGTTTCACGTTAAGTGAGTTTTGTGTATTCTTTTCTCACTTAAGGTTGTTGGTTGGGGGAGCTATGTTTCATTGTCCAAAGTGTCAGCATGCGGCACATGCACGCACCAGTCGTTATCTAAGTGAAAATACTAAAGAACGTTACCATCAATGTACAAACATCAATTGCAGTTGCACATTTGTGACTATGGAATCTGTTGAGCGATTTATTGTAACTCCTAGTGTGATTATCCCCGCACCTCCACACCCCTCAACAGGCGGGCAAAGAACATTGTGGCTGTAGATATGACCCGCTTAGTGCGGGTTTTTTTATAGTTGAAAAAGATCGAGTAGGTTCTTATACAAAACCATAATCACAAAAACAACGCGACACTTTTGCGACACGATGATAGCAGAAAACAAAAAAGCCACTCTTATGAGTGGCTTAATTATATGATTTTAATGCTAAAATTTGGTGGCCCCTGTTGGGTTTGAACCAACGACCAAGCGATTATGAGTCGCCTGCTCTAACCACTGAGCT